AATGAGGTCATTGGTCATACCATCACTGTTAACTACAAGTAATGAGACTTTCTTCTTTCTCTGGTTGTAAGACCATATTGCACTTTTAGTTTTGTATACGTTTGTTGTTAATATTTTCCTCATGTTAGTTCCTTTCTGGTTGTAGTTTATTCATAATATCTTCTACTGCGTTATACTCTCTGTCCTCAAGGGTTTCTTTAGGATAAGCACTATGATCCTCTTTGATATCACAGATAAGCACATCACCTATCTCTGTAGGGAATGTCACCTCTTCTGTGAGTCTTATTGCAGAGTTGACATCTTCGTATTCACTTCCTGTTCTGTCAATGACTACCGCCTTGACTCTTGTATAAGTCACTGTCCACTCTTGCTCAACGATCATTGTACGCTCACGACTACTGTCTACTGACTCTAAGCCAGAAGAGTCTGGTCGTGGTGGTAGTATTTCTTCTTTTCGAAGAGCTACTAGTATATCGTAAGGCATGTCTTGTATCAGATAACCTACCCTTTCATGGTCTTCTAAGTCAAGAGCCTTATTAACTTCTTGAGAGTAGTAACTGTACATGCTTGGATATCTTTTCTTCATTGTTGTTCCTTTCTATTCACTAAAGGGACACCTTAAGTATCCCTTTAGTATATGGTTAGCTATCCCCCTTTAAGGGCGTTTTATATGGATACTAACAAAAGCATTACAAATGCCCAAGCTAGTATTACTAATATGACTTTAATAAGCCAATCCATTTTTTTCCTTTCATTATGTGAACGTTAGAGTTATCCATAGTGATGTTCCCCACATTCCGAAGATCACCACCCAGTATCCTATCCATTCTTTCCATGCTTTAACGTAGTTTATACGTTCTCTTCTTTGTTTCTCAGTCATATCGGCATCACCACCATTGCTAAAAGTGTTAATCCTAATGACCATGCCATACTCTTCTCTAACGTCTTCATCTTGACTCCTATTCTGTTGTTGTTAATCGAGAGTCCACTACGGATTCTCCTATAAGGGCGTTCTATAACATGTCTTTACTCAGGAGTTCCTTTACAGACTCTTGTTGTGTCCACGAGGTTTTACCGAAGTGAGTTTTGAGTATACGCTTGACTTCATCGAGCATTTCTTGTTGGTGAGTGAATGAGTACAGGTTAACGTCTACTTCAAGTTCTTGTTTCCATGCCCAAAGGAATTGCTCAAGGTGATAGTTAACGCCTTCGTGTTTTATTGTTATGTTATTCAAGATCGACTCCATATGTATATTAAGGTTACTATAAAGGTGAGCCAGAGGAGACCCATGAGTGCTAGTATTAGTTCCATTATATGTTCTCCTTCCAAGTACATTCACAGTACCCCTGCACCAGCTTTTCCTCGTAAGAGCCTAGAAGTTACTAGGAATGTACTTTTAAGGGCATTTAGGAGGTTACGCCTAGGTGGTTCTTAGAAATTCCACTTAGGAGGTGCTTAGAGTGGTACTGTAATCTTTGTTAATTGTCGAATATAACTCTAAGGTGCATCTCTTAGTGTTGTATTCTAGCATATCTTTAAATGAACTTAAAGTGGACTTTCAAATGTTTTTAAAGACTCCTGTAAATTCTAATTCCACGATAAACAAGCCAAATAAATAATATGCAACCAATAATGAACCCCAAGTGTTTACCCCTTTGTGTCTAGGTTGACAATGCCATATGTCTTAGCAATATAGTCCTTAAACGGTTTTCTATATTCAGGAGACATCTCCTCAGGCTCTACTCCGTGTGCCAAAGCATCCTCACACCATTCTGAGAAAGTATCCTCAGATGGTATTGGTTGTGGTCCTATAGCCATATATTTCTCTCCTCTGCTGTTTGTTTACCTAAAAGGTCATCTTCGTAGGCATCTTCTACAAGTTGTCTTTCTTGTAGTTCCACTTGAGCATAGTGGATGAGTGTCTCTAAGTCCTTGCTGTTGACCTTAGCAAAGGCTTCAATCTTCTCTTCTTCGTTTAGTGAGTTTAAAGTCTTCACATCGACTACAGTTGTTGTCTTCATGACATTCCTTTCTGTTTGGTTTATCTCATCAGTGTATAAATAACCAGTTTATACAGACACCCCTCCGTAGAGGGATGTTTCGATAATTAGAAGTCAGTGTTAACTGGCTCGTTGTTATCATTCTTTGGTTCAAGTACGTCAAAGTCAATAGATACTTCTGGTACATACTTAATAAGCTCAGTTACTTGAACTGCTATTAATACAGTCTTTATACCTGATCTTCCAGATACTTCCCAGTTATAGCTATAAAGTATAACATTACCTTTAGAACCATTACCAATAAGGTCTTTGATTTGGTTCTTATCCTTATCAACCACTCTTACTGGTGTTTTCTGCTTCTTTGCATTCATTGCCTTCCTTGTGACATTGATTGCAAACTGACCATCTTCCACAGGTCTCACCTTACCGTAAGCAGACATCTCCTCTACTCTGGTTGCAGGAAATCTTACCTGTAAGTCATATATCTCTGTACCAAATGGTGATACAGGTTTATCTAACTTAGCATAGTAGAAAGATACGTTTCTTACGATGTTTGATGAATTTGTCATGTAGTGTTCCTTTCAATAGAACTTAATTTGAGATTGCCTCATCGGATCGTGGTCTCTCACACCACAACGACAACCCCCCTAAGAGGGTTGTTTCGGCTCTATCTATTGATAGGATTGACGAAATGTACAGTTCCGTCTGGTAGTACGTAATAGACCATCAGATCACCTCCTTTCGGGTCTAGATTGTTAAGCCGCTAGATAGACTACGAGAGCCCACCAAGTATTTTCTTTACCTTGACCGATATCTATCCATCCAAGGCAAGCTACGAAGATCAAAGAGTAGCCTAGTGCTTCGTATATTACTTGTCTAGTATTCATGTTCCTTCCTTTCTGTTATTGTACTTCAATTAAGTACTTCTTAAGCATGATGTCCATTCTTAACCATGCCTCTACTTCCCACGGTAATAATGCATAAGGTACTTTTGTCGTATCGATTTCTTGACCCATCCATGTGTTACCCATTAATTCACCTGATATGTATTGCTTAAAGTGAACTAATTCGTGGAATAATGCTCTTATCACATCCGAGATAAGTTGATCTTCCTTAATAGCAATAAATCCAGTATACTTAGTTACTTTTATGCCATCTTGAGTATGTGTTGTTTCTTTACTCATTGTCTTTGCATAGCCTAGTGTTCCTGCTCCTTTCGCAAATGGACCTACTGATACAATTAATGCCTTTTCAACCTCATACTTATTAAGCTCAAGGTGCTTGCTTGCCCATTTAATTGCACTCTTAATTAGTTCTTTGTTCCTATTAGCATTTACTATTACATGTTCAGTCTTAAATTCTACTGATTCCCATGTGATAAACCATTCGTATGGATTCCAAGGAACGAACGCACCAAACTTTACTGGTGTCTTTGATTTAATTGAGGCATAGAAGAAGGCGTAGTCGCTAGGCTTAAGCAAAGCTTTCTTGCAACGCAGCTTATGATTGGTGTCTAAGGTAACGATGACATAGTTATCATCGAGTTCGTATTTATCAATCGTGTTTGGTTGTGTCCAAGTATAAGCCATAGCGACCTCCTTTGGTTACGCAAAAAAAAAGAGAGAACCCCCTCGGAGGGAGGAGGATACCGAGGAGGCTCTCAGCCTTAGCCACAAGGGGAGGAGGAGCTAAGGAAACAGGGGGGTAGGAGAAACAGAGAAGGGGTACAAGGAACAGGCTACATCTTTTTTAAACATAAACAAAGACTAAACACCACCTTATAGGAAAATCTCTATAGAGGACAAGGGGGATGCCAAATTGGATAACAAAAGAAAGCTAGAATTAGCAAAAGAATTATTTAAACGAAAAAAGAAAGAGCAATACAAGTCAGACTTTGAACTATTCGCCAAAGAACAAATACGAATTATAACTAAAAACGCCTCACAAGGCTTTGTACCATTCACCTTCAACGCAGCTCAAGTACTCATTAATGAAAAACTAGAAGCTCAAAGAGAGAATACAGGTAAAGTCAGAGCCATTGTCTTAAAGGCGAGACAACAAGGCATATCGACCTATTGTGCAGCACGAGTATTCTGGAAGACATACTTCACTCCCTATACTCGATCTGTCGTTATGGCACATGACAGTGCCACCTCAGATGCACTCTTTAATATGAGTCGAAACATCATTGATAACATGGAAGAACCCCCAACTCTACAAAAGAGTAACGCCAAAGAGATACTATTTGAACACAATAAGAGCGGTTACAGGCTATACACAGCAGGTGCTAAGGAAGCTGGGAGAGGAACGACTCCAACCATCGCACATTTATCAGAAGTCGCTTTTTGGCAGTTCGATGAACAGATCCTTGCAGGACTCTTTCAGGGAATAAGCCAAGAGAATGAAACAGAGGTGATACTAGAGAGCACTGCCAATGGAGCGAGTGGAGAATTCTTTAGATTATTCCAAGGGGCTATAAACGGTGACAACGAATACGTACCCATTTTCCTACCTTGGTATATAACTCCAGAATATCGTAGGAAAGCTCCCGAAGGATTCGAGTTAACAGAGGAAGAAGAGGATCTTGTTGAGAACTATTCACTAGATAATGATCAATTATACTGGAGAAGGTTAAAAATAGGTGAAAGTGGGGAGAAAAAGTTTATACAAGAGTACCCAGCAAGTGCCGAAGAGGCTTTTCTAGTCACAGGTAACAGTGTCTTTGACCAAGAAATAGTACAAATGTATGAGGTTAGAGCACCAGACTACATAAGAGCCTTTGATTATGAGAGTTCCTACTTCGAAGATAATAAAAGTGGTCACCTTGAGATGTGGAAAGCTCCTAAGTTTGAAAATAGATTTATAATAGGAGCAGATGTGTCCCTTGGGGTGGGTCAAGATTATAGTACAGCAGTGATACTTAATAAAGAGAGGGAAGTTTGTGCATTATTCAGAGATAATTACATTGACCCTTCTGTATTTGGTGATATATTGTTCTACTTGGGTCGCTATTTTAACAACGCACTCTTAGCAGTAGAAAGTAACAGTCTAGGTATAGCTACACTAAATAGATTAAAACAAATGAACTATGTTAATCTATACTATCAGACTAAAGCTGCCACGTTACTTAATGATGAAGGTAGTAAACCTGGATTTAGGACAACGATATCGACTAAACCAATGATTATAGGTAACTTAAAGAGAGCCATTGAAGAACACGATATACAAATCCCTAGTGATATTATCATCTCGGAGCTAAGGACTTACGTCTCATCTGAGAATGGGAGTACAAATGCTCTTGCAGGGAACTATGATGACACTGTTATGGCTTTGGCTATTGCCTTTGAGGCATACAGAACACATCAACACAGATTAACTAATGATCTTGTATCTTGGAAAGATAAGATCGGAACTATACAGGAGGATACAACAACATGGCTGTAAAACCCAGTGAAAAGTCTCTATCTAATCTAGA